AACAACAATATACAGCCAGCAAAAGGTAGCCTGTCAACTCGACGTATCGACGGGTTAGCATCGCTGCTGGATGCGTATGTTGTTTATGAAAATAACATGGAAGAATATCTGAGCATGATCTAAGGAGGATGTATGAGCATTTTTAGAAAAAGAGAGCCAACGACAAATGCCAAAGAGGGGAACGTCAATAAAGATGTATTCCAAATGGTAACAACATACGGCGAGCACTATTATTCCTGGAACGGAAAACTGTACCAGAGCGATATTGTACGAGCTTGCATCAGGCCAAAAGTTAAGGCAATTGGCAAATTGATTGGTAAACATATCAGGGTTGATCCCAACAAAGGATTACAGGTGAATCCAGAGGCAAATATTAAATTCCTGCTGGAAGAGCCGAATCCTCACATGACAGGGCAGCAAATGCAGGAAAAGGTAGCAAATCAGCTGTGCCTGAATAACAATGCATTCATCCTGATTGTGAGAGACGAAAATGGAAGACCGATGCAACTGTATCCTATCCCTTGTGTAACTGTAGAAACGAAATATAACAAGCAAGGTGAACTGTTTTTGCGTTTCCAATACATGAATGGTAAGTCCGGTATTTTCAAATATACGGATATCATCCACTTAAGACAGGATTATAACGACAGTGATATTTTTGGAGAAAGTCCAGCACCGGCACTGAGAACCATGATGGAACTGGTTGGCACAATGGATCAAGGCGTCGTAAAGGCGATCAAGAACAGTGGGGTCGTAAGATGGTTGCTTCAGTTCACACAGTCCATGAGACCTGAGGATATTAAATCTTATGTAGATGCATTCGTAAAAAATTATTTATCTGTAGAGTCAGAAACATTTGGTGCTGCAGGCGTGGATACAAAGGCAACTGCTACAAGGGTAGAACCTAAAGACTATGTACCAAATGCAGCTCAGACAGATAGAGTGATTGATCGTATCTACTCATTCTTCAATACGAACAAGAAAATAGTTCAAAGCAGCTACTCTGAAGACGAGTGGATTGCTTATTATGAATCTGAGATAGAACCTGTAGTTAACCAGATGCATCAGTGCTATACCATAAAGATTTTCACTAGAAAAGAACGCGGATTCAGAAACGAAATCGTATTCGAAGCCAATAATTTGCATTTTGCGAGTATGCAGACAAAGCTGGGGCTGTTAGGTGCAGTTGACAGAGGCGCGATGTCACCTAATGAATGGCGAGATATCATGTATATGGCACCAGCTGAAGGTGGAGACGTAATGATCAGACGTCTTGACACACAGGTTGTGAACCTGATCGAAACTGCTATGTCTAATATGGACAAAGACAATTTCGAAACCATGGGTAATATAGTTATCAAAATGCTGGATTGTGTAAAAGGAGGTGAGAGTGGAAATGGTACACAAGATAGATGTTCGAGGGGTCCTGATACCGAATGATTATAAATGGTTTTATAATTGGCTGGATATGGATAGCACGTGTCCGAAGGATATCCAGAATGTCCTGGATGGTATGGCATCAGGCGATGAAGTAGAAGTGTATATCAATTCACCGGGCGGTGTGATTGATGTAGGCAGTGAAATCTATATGTTGCTGAGGACTCAGCAGAATGTAAAGATCTTCGTTCTGGGGGAAGCTTGCAGTGCAGCATCGATCGTTGCGATGGCGGGTTATTGCGAGATGGCACCGACAGCACTGATGATGGTACATTGTGTACAGTCAGGTGCGAGAGGGAATCATGCAGCATTGGAACATACGGCAACGGTGCTCAGAACGGCCGATGATGCATTGAGTAATGCATATATAGCAAAGACAGGCATGAGTAAAGAAGAAGCACTGGAAATGATGGAAGCTGAAACGTGGCTCACTGCAGAACAGGCGAAAGCAAGAGGCCTCATCGATGCGGTGATGTTTGAAGAGGAACCTGAACCCATGCCAATGGTAGCAGGGCCGTTATTCAAATTACCATCAGAGGAGCAATTAAATAAAGCAAGAGAAATGATGAAAGGATCAGCACCGAAAGCGGATGCTGATTTTTTATTACAGAAAAAACTTGATCTGTTAAACCTGAAAGGAGAAAGAATATGAACGAGAAACAGTATAAAGAACAGAGAACAAACCTGTTAAATGAAGCACAGCAGCTGATCAATGAAGGTAAAGGCGCAGATGCAGAAAAGAAAATGGAAGAGGTAAAAGCACTGGATGAAAAGTGGGATGCCATTACACAGGCACAGGCAAACTTAAATGCATTAAACGGTAGTGTTGTTGCACTGAACCCATTCGGAGCTACAGAAGAAACGCTGAACAATGGAGCTGAAGACATGGCCGATCCTGAAGATGTATGGGCATCTGAAGTCTATACTAATGCATGGGCGAAAAAACTGATGAACAAAGCTCTGACTGCAGAAGAAACGAAAGCATTCCAGATGGTAAATGAAGCATATACACACACTACAGGGAACACAAACGTAGTTATTCCGGAAAGTGTGTCCACAGGCATCTGGGAAGAAGCAGGAGAGCTGTATCCTTACTTTGGAGATATTTCCAAAACATATGTGAATGGGATGCTGACTATTCCTGCAGAAGACACATCTTCTGATGCATTCTGGTATGATGAAGAAACTAAGACAGAAGATGGCAAAGAAACAATCAGAGAAATTACATTCGGTGGATGTGAACTGTCCAGAAGCATCACTGTATCCTGGAAACTGAAAGAAATGGCAATTGCAGACTTTATCCCATATATCCAGAGAAAAATGGCTAAGAAAATGGGAGCAGCACTGGGTTATGGAGCTACACACGGCATTGGTACAGTAGAAGGCAAGAAACCTGAACCGGTAGGTGTTGTAACTGCACTGACAGCAGAAAAAGACACACCACAGGTTGTAACATATACTGGCACAGAACCGACATACAAAGAAATTTTGACTGCCAGAGGCAAAATCAAAGGCGGCTATTCTGCAGGACTTGCGCTGTATGCAAACTCCAACACAATCTGGACTCAGCTGGCGAATATCGTAGACTCTAATAAGAGACCTATCTTTGTTGCGGATCCGATCAACGGCGGGGTATACCGTGTGCTGGGAGCTATGGTAAAAGAAGATGACTCTATGCTGGATGGTGAAATCCTGTTCTCCAATGCAGAAAGAGGTTATCATATGAACGTCAATAAGGAAGTTACTATGCTGCCTGAAGATCATATCAAAGAAAGAAAAACTGATTACTGTGGATATGCTATCGCAGATGGTAAGCCAATGACAACAAAGGCACATTCTCTGCTGAAAAAAGCGACTGCTTAATTTAGAGAGAGGGATTCGTTCCCTCTCTTTTAGTGATTTTTGAAGAGGTACAAAATGATTAGAGCAATTAAACGATCCATGAGGATTTCTCATGATGTACTGGACGATGAAATAGAAAGAAATGTTGAGAGTTGCAGATGCGACCTTGAAGCTTCGGGCGTGTACTGTGATGAAGATGAACCTCTTTTTATTAAAGCGTGCGAAATCTATAATAAATGGCAATTAGATTACATGGGCAAGGGAGAGCAGTTTGAAAGAGCTTACTCTAACTTGAAAGATTCAATGGGACTGTGTGGTGATTATAATGTACGACCAGAGGATTAAGCTGGTTGCAGTAACAAAGAACACTGATGAATATGGCGATACAGTGGAGACGGTTTCTGAAAGAGAAGTGTTCGCTGAATTGAGAAGCATTGGACAGTCAGAATTCTATCAGGCGCAGGCGTTAGGTATGAAACCAGAACTAAAATTCGTACTTTCGGATTATCTAGATTATTCCGGAGAGAAGGTGCTCAAATACCAAGAGTATGGATCCAATAAAGAGGAAACATACCGTGTGATCAGGACATTTCGTAAAGGATATGAACTGGAAATTGTCTGTGCGAAGGGAGTGGATTAAATGGCAGCACCAAAATCAGTTATTAAAATGAACAAAAACGGTATTCAATACGTTTCTGAGGTGGACAAGTGCCAGTATTATATTCATGAGCTGACCAGAGCTGCCTTGAGAGATGTAGGAAAATTTATAGCAAGAACATTTAGGGATTCTTTCTATGAGCACTTTAAACGTCGCACAGGAAAAGCCGGACGTGCAACTAAATACAAGGTGTGGTCTAGCAAGTCTACAATAGCTCCTAGAGTTCAGATAGGACTAAAGACCGGAAAAATTGACGGATTCTATGGATACTTTCAAGAATTTGGAAGCACAACACACCCAAGGTTAGGGCTGTTGCAAAAGGCTGCAAAAGAAAATGTTGAAGAAATCATCAAGATTGAAAGTCAATACTTAAGTGCATTAAATAGAAGTGAATCTTCCTGCAACAGCAAAATAGACGAAAGTGACTATGAGGGTAATGCAGATGAGAACTAATAGTTTAAGAAAGCTCGTTAAAAAAATGCTCGGTGAAACAACGACTGAGCATGGCATTAAAGGGGTTTACTACGAATTTGCAAATGACGGTGAGATGTATCCACATATTGTCTTCGGCTTCGATAATATCAATACTGGTGATTTGTGCAGACATGACCTGTCGTTGATTATTGATATTTACGATAAATCGGATTCTGCATACGTGGTAGAGCGGATTGCTGATGATGTTGAGGATATGTTTAATGCTGTAAATCTTCCTCAAGATACTATCCTGCCAACTTTCTATTTGGAAGCAAGGCGCCCAGTGCCTGATGAGGATAAGAAGATTAGGCATAGACAGATAGAAGTTATAGTGCAAAATTACGAGTTACTCAAAGAAGTTGATATGGATGGCGTATAGGATATCGATAATGATTATTTATTAGATGTTTTAAGCTGAAAACTAACTACAAAGGAGGTAGTATTTAATGACTAAATACAGAGGCACTGGAAAGATTACCAGTGCGGATTATAAAGAGGTCAAATATGTTGGTAAAACAAAGGGTGGTAAGCCCGTGACTATCATATTGGATAAAGCAATCAACCTGGGAAACATCGACTGGGTTTTCGCTGAAAAGGATGACACAGTTGCTGAAATCGTCATGACAGCGGTGTATGAGAATACGGATGAAACGTCAAAAAACACAAAAGAACCGTGGTCTGTAGAAATTGATGGAGAAAGCGTAACTCCATCACAGGAAATCATGACAGGCGTTGGTATCTTTTACGTTGGTGAGGACGCTATTGCGCTGACAAGAGGTGGCGGAAAGTTTACCGTTGAAAGAGAATTTAGAGAAATCAACGCAGACGGAGACAGGGGACCTGTGGAAGGTAGAATCGATATAGAAAGCTCAAGGGCGACACTGACAATGAATACTCTTCAGATCTTAACAAGATTGACAGACCTTTATCCTGGTCTTGGAACTGATCAGTAAATAAAACGAGAGAATGATTAAGGCAGCGTTTAGGCGCTGCCCATTATTTTTAGGAGGAGATTAGAATGAGAGGATTACAGACAACAGATATATTTACGGCGGCTCGAATCGTTAAATCTGCAAAGATTGCGGATGAAGTAAAGGTGATCGCGGCCGCAATGGACGACAAAAAGGAAGTGTCTGTGCTGGATTTTGGTGTTGAATTTATTGTTGCGGTGTTTGAAAAACTTGTAGGGACAGAATCAGAAAAAGCGATTTATAAATTCCTGTCAGGTCCTTTAGAAATTCCTGAAAAGGAAATCGCAAAGATGGATCCAATTGACCTTATAGATAAGATTAGGGAGCTGAGGGAAGTCGTAGATGTGGAGCGCTGGAAACGTTTTTTCGAACAGCTGTCCAAGTTTCTTCCGAAGGTGCTTTAACTGACTTACTGCTAAAAAGGTACGGGAACATGGACTATATTCTACAGATGGATCCGGACACATTTATCGAAATGATAGAGATAGCTTTAGATAAAGAGAAGGAAGAACGAGCACATAAGCAGTGGAGTGAGATGCTTCCGTTTATGAGCTTGGGCATGCTTGAATATATTTCTTTTGAAGAATACTTTGAGAACCTGTCTGGTAAGAATATTGACATGCGCCCTGCATCAGAAATCATAGCAGAAATAGAAGAACTCCATCAGAAAGGAGGGAACGTCAATTGAATATATTCAAGTTAGTCGGTACTGTATTCGTTGATACAGATGCGGCGAATAAGTCTTTGCAGAAAACGGACAAAGATGCTGAAAACACCGGAAAAGGCTTTGCAGATCTTGCAAAAAAGGTTGGAACAGGCGCAGTTAAAATTGGAAAAGCTGCAGGTGGTATGGCTCTTGCAGCCGGTACTGCCCTTGTGGCTATGACCAACGAAAGCAGAGAATATAGAAATGAGATAGCTAAATTAGTTTCAGCATTTGGAGATCAGGAGTTTTCTGCCAAGGCTGCAAAGAAAACATATAAAGGACTGCAAGGTGTAGTTGGTGATACAGATCAGGCTGTGGAAGCCTCAAATCATTTGGCAGAACTCTGTAATAATGAGAAACAGTTAAGTGATTGGACTACTATTTGTACAGGCGTGTATGCTAAATTCGGGGCATCCCTTCCTATTGAAGGACTTACAGAAGCTGCGAATGAAACCGCAAAAGTGGGTCAGGTTACAGGACCGCTTGCGGATGCGCTCAATTGGATTGGGATTTCCGAAGATGAATTCAACAAGAAGTTGGCTGCATGCAATAGTGAACAGGAAAGAGCTGCACTGATTACGGATAC